GACGGGACTCTTACAAAGGGTAAAGACGGAAAGGATCTGCCGCCTCTTATCAGGGTTAAGAAGCTGAACTCGGTAGATATCGTAGACGACCCCGCGGCCAATGACGGACTTTTCGGAGTGCCGTTCTTCTCAGGTACCGTTAAACCGTCCGCGGAGATGACCGCGTTTCTGGACAGGTTCCTTGAAGAGCCGCTTGCGGTTGAGAAGATGATTTCGTTTTTGGAAAAGTACAGGGATAACAAAGAGGAGTCAAAAAAAGCAGCACAACGTAAGGAGGATAGAAAGATGTATGAGACGCTGACAGTAGAGGAGTTGAAGAAGGAGAAGCCGGACGTTTTTAATTCGATCCATTCCCTCGGAGTCGAGGAAGGAAAGAAGACGGGCCTTGAGGAAGGCAAGACGAAGGAGCGCGAAAGGGCCGTATCGATCCTTAAGAAGTCGAAAGATTTCAAGGATATGACGGACTTAGCTGTTGACGCGGTCGAAAAGGGTTCTACCCTTGATCAGGCGACGATAATTTTTCAGGACAAGCAGCTGGAGGGCTTAAAGAAGGCGGCTCCGGCAAGCCCCGGTCCTGACGCGGAGGAGGGCAAGGACAAGGCGAAGACCCACCTTGAAAAGGCGAAGGCCTACAAGAGCGAGCATAAGTGCTCGATGACGGAGGCCTTGAAGGCCACCGCGCCCAAGAGGAAATAGAAGTTTTTCAAAAGAAAAAGGAGGTTAAAAGATGTCTCAGTTTAATATCGGCATAAAGGCGTTTACGGCGGGAGAGGCTCTCGAGCCCTACCGAAGGGTGAAGCTTTCCGCGGGAAGCGGAAGTCAGGTCGAGTACGCAGACGCGGGCGAGGATTTCATCGGCTTTACCGCGGCCAAGGCGGCCCAAGGAGAATCTGTCTCGGTTGAGCTTAAATCGCGGGGGCGGACGTTCAAGATGACGGCAGCCGGTGCGATATCGGCCGGTGGCAGTTTCTACGGCGCGATAGACGGCAAGATCTCGGCTACCGTGTCGGGGTCGATCCAAGGCAAGGTTCTCGAGGCATCGGCCTCGGACGGAGAAATAGTCGAAGGTCTCATAGTATAAAACGCATTCAAAAGAAAGGGAGGATAAGAGATGGGAGTAGATTATCAGGGTTCCAGAGCCGTACCGAGGTTAGAGCTCGGAGAGGCAGCTCTGGAATATATCCAGCAGCAGGACGAATTCATCGGGACGAAGGTGCTTCCGATATTCGAGACGAAGAAGAAGGCGAGCATATTCCCCGCCATCACGAGGGAAGTGATAACCCGGGAAGCCGACACGAGACGCGCCCCGCGCGGTAATTATAACCGTGACGGTATTCAGGCGAAAGACAGGCAGTACGCCTGCGAGGAGTTCGGTCTTGAAGGGCCTCTGGACGACTCTGAAAGGTCGCTCTATGAGACCGATTTCAACGCTGAACTCACCACGGTTCAGATCGTGACCCGCAGGGTCCTGCAGGGTCAGGAGAGGAGGATCGCGGCCAAGGTATTTAATCCGGCCACCTTTACCGGAGCGGCCCTTTACACGGACTATTCGGGAGCTCCGTGGGACAACAAATCCTCGGAGGTTGTAGCCCAAGTGAGGTTGGCAAGGGAAAAGGTGAGGCAGAATACGGGGATCGATCCTCGAACACTCATCTGCTCGAAGGCCAATATCGACAGGCTCCTGGATAATACAGAGATCAAGGAGGCGATCAAGTATGTCGCGCGGCTTACCGAAGCCGAGATTCTGAACGCGCTGGCCGATATCCTCGGGATAAAGGAGATCATGGTCGGTAAGGGCATCTATAACTCGGCCAAGGAAGGAAAGCCCTTCGCGTCCGCGGACATCTGGAACGACGATTACGCGATGCTCGCCGTGATCGACGCAAGTCAGAGGCTCTCAAGCCCGTCCTTGGGAAGGACCTTCCTGTGGACGCTCGATAGTCCCGAGAACGCCACGGTCGAGCAGTATCGGGACGATGCCGCAAGGAGCGATATATTTAGAGTCAGACAGCACGTTGATGAGCATATCATCGATCCTTACTTCGGGCATCTGATGAAGGTAGACGCCTAAAAGGCGAGAGAAGAAAATCCGGAGGCGGTCTTAAAAAGGCCGCTTCCGGATATCCAAAGGCATTATGTCGTTAAAAAACGATCTGACAAAAGACGTAATAAACACGTTCCTTAATACGGACGAGTTCGCGGAAGATATCGTTTATACGCCGAAAGGCGAGAGCGCGAAATCCATCCGTGCCATCGTAAACCGAAAACGGCTCGATCCGTCATTAGAGGATTCGGGAAGAGTTCTCGCGGGACAGGCCGAAATATTTGTGGCGAACGATGCGACGCACGGGGTTCCGCTTGTATCGAAAGGGCAGGACAAGGTGTTTGTTCCTGAGGTAATAGGGGCTCCCGCGATCGAGTGGGTTGTTATCGATATCATAGATCACGACGAGGGAATGTTTCATCTTCTTATTCAAAAATGACAACGCTAACGGTCGAGATAAACACAAAGAACCTCGAAAGGGCCATAAGGCTTTTTCCGAAAGAGCTGAAAATGGAGCTCGGCGACGGCTTCGATCATATCTCGCGCAAATTCTTAAAGACCTTTAAGCAGACGAGATTACAGGGTCCTCCGGGGGTAAGGGGGCGTCCTCACGGGATATTCAGCCACTTTACGAGGGCAAGTCTCGTCTCGCGCGATATCGAGGGCATGGGTATGACGATATTCTCGGATTCCAAGATATCGCGTATGCATGAGGAAGGAGCGACCATTAAATCGGCCGGAGGCGAAAAGTTGGCAGCGCCTCTTTCAGCTCGGCCCGAGATGTTTATAGGCGGGCAGTATCCGGGACGATTGAAGAAAAAGTACCGCGCTCCCCGGGCCATGAAGAACGTCATTAAGATTGTCCTAAAAGGAAAGTCGTTTCTCGCGCGAGTAAAGAAGAGATCAAGAGAACTCATCCCTTTATTCGTATTAAAGAACAGTATCAGGATTCGCCCGAGACTGGGGTTTTACAAGACGTGGGACGATATGCAGAACGAGCGCATCATGATTCTCAATAAATCCATAAAGAAGGCCATAGACAGCGTATGACGGTAAGAGAAAGTATCCTTGAAAACATAAAGACTACGCTTGAATCTATTACGGAAGCGGGCGGTTATCACAATACGATCGCAAGTGTCCAGAGGTGGAAACAATCCGGCAACAGTCTCATTAATATTCCCTGTATCGTCATTAACGCCGGGCAAGAGACCAAGGAGCCGGTTCCGAATCCTTTCACGACCTGCAGGTTTACCGTATATCTCGATATCTGGACAAGACAGGACGAATCGGACCCGACCTCAACGGATGCGCTGCTCAACAGTCTTTTGGGAGATGTCGAAAAAGCTTTAATGATCGATATCACAAGAGGAAATTTCGTCAAGGACACCAATATAAGGTCGAATGTCATGTTCGAGACGGCCGAGGGTCAGCCTCACGCCGGCATAATAGTGGAACTCGAAATCGTCTATCAGCACAGACAAACCGATCCCGAAATAGCGGGATAGAAGGAGGAAGGATGCTATCAAGAAGAAGGCAAATTGCCGTAAAGACGGAAGCCCAAGAAGGCGTTGCCGAGGCGGTATCGGCCGTAGACGCGAAGCTTCTCGTATACGACCCTAAGGCGAGTTTTGACACGGAGATGTTCGAGCGTAATCCTGCCCGTAGGTCCTTTTCGCCTTTAGGGAAGATCCCGGGTAAGCGACCCGCGGGGCTTTCCTACAGGCTCGAATTAAGGGGCTCAGGCTCTGCGGCGGTATTGCCCGAATGGGCCAAGGTGTTCGGAGCCTGCGGTCTCGAGGCGGGCGAACTTAAGTCGATGGGAATTGGGGCTGTGACGGGAGGGCCGTTTCTTCATACGGAGTTTATATCGGGAGGCACGTCCGGAGCAGTGGGGCTTGTCGTAATAAAGACGCTGAACGGATTGCCCTCGATATATTTCGTTCCTATTACGGGAACGTTCCAATCGGGCGAGACTATAACGGGCGCAAGTTCAGGGGCCACAAGCGTCATTTCATCGGCTCCCGTAAGCGCGGGATTCATCCTGCATCCGGTGTCGGATGAGATACCGTCCGTGACCCAAGGGCTCTATGAAGACGGAATGCGTAAGCTCGTTAAAGGATCGAGGGGTAAGGCGAAGCTCAGTTTCAAGTCAGGCGAGCCGGTCATGGCGGACTTCGAGTTTCAAGGGGTGGAAGCGGGCGTTACGGACGAACCCATGCTCGAGGATATCGCCCACGAGACGACAAAGCCGCCCGTATTCTTAAACGCGCTCTTTACGGTCGACGGTTTCGCCGCCCGCATAGAGGCAATGGAACTCGACCTTGCCAATACTCTCGTTTCAAGAGACGACGTAAACGACGCTAAGGGGATACTGTCCTTCGCCATTACCTCGAGAAACTATCAGGGCTCATTTAACCCCGAGATGGTGAAAGCGGCGGAACACGATTTTCACTCGAAGATGTTTTCGGGTTCCGAGATGACGGTCGATTTTACCGTGGGATCGGTCGCGGGCAACAAGTTTCGTGTCTACATCCCGCGGGCCCAGTACGTGAAGGTAGAGGACGAAGAAAGAGACGGGCTGCAGCTGGCCAAGTGCTCATTCTCGCTTAACGGATCAATGGATCCGGGCGACGACGAACTGGCGATACTCATTCTTTAAACGAAAGGAGAACATTCATGCTTACCGGAATAAATATTTACGAGACAAAACCTTACAGGTCAAAACTCGATAAGGACAAAGAGAATCAAAGCGTGTTTCATATCTGTCCGATCGACGCTCATCTCAGGGCCTACATAGATGACCAGACGACGAGCTTTGAGATAAGCTCCGACAACCCCAAGGACAAGGCGAAGGCAAGCGTCGCCGCGGCCAAGCGGAACATCTTATTCGTCAGGTTCGGCCTTAAGGGTCTGGAAGGGTATCTTGACCCGAGGGACAATAAGCCCGTCAAGTTTGACACCGTTTCGACTTCGGTCGGAGGCAAGAACTACAACGTCGTGACGGACGAGATCATAGCGATGTTTCCGAAGGTTCTCATAGACGAGCTTGCCGAGGTCGTATCGGGCGAGAACTCTTTATCGGAGCAAGAGCGAAAAAACTGATTCTGGCGGTCTGGCTTACGAAGCTCGGTCTTGACTGCCGGATCTGCTCCGACGCTCAAAAAACGGAGCGGGGTTGCGTTAAAGATTCGCCGATCCCCGGCGCTTGGAAAATAGGAAACGATGAGTTTTCCAGATGCCCGCGGGCCCTCGTAACGGAAAAGAGCTTCGAATACTTGAACGCTTATTTTTTCTTCGAGAAAGGGTATCTTCCGAATCCGGGAGGGTGGATGGATCAGCCGGTTAAATTCATAGAGGCGATTGTCGTGATGGCGTACGAATTCATAAGAATAGGAAAGAAGGATGCCGACAAACAGAGAGCTTGAGATCATTATGCGGCTTAAGGACGAAGTCACGAAACGCTTAAAAGGTGTTGAAGGGGCTATTCAGAAATTCGCCAATCGCGCGCGAGAGACCGGTCAAACCTTAAAGCAGCTCGGGCGTGATATCTCTCAGGTGGGGCAGAACCTTATCTTTATGGGAGGGGCTATTACCGGGCCCTTGGCTCTCGCTTTTAAGTCTGCGGAGAAGTATTCGATCCCTGTCCATAACGAGTTAAAGAGGCTTGATAACGCTTTTATAGGGCTTAGGGTTTCGATAGCGGAGGCCCTCATACCTGTTGTTCACAAGCTCGCGAATGTTTTCGGCAATCTCTTGAATCTCTGGAACTCGATCGATCCGGCCACCCGAAACCTTATCATTCAATCCGTGGCTATGACAGGAATATTTATGATGCTGGGAGGAGTAGTTATAGCTCTAGTAGGGCGCCTTGTGAGGCTATCGGGAACGATCGCAAGTCTTGTCAGTAAGCTCGCGCTCTTTACGCTCGCTCATCCGTGGATCGCGGCGTTAGTAGTGATCGTGGCGGCATTGACCTATGTTTTCTTAAGATTCCGTACCGTAGCGGTTCCCGTATTAAACGCGGTAGAGATTGGCGCGAACATGGTTTATATCGGGTTTACGAAGTTATTTAAAGGTCTTATATGGGGCTTCGATTTTGTATTGCAGTACCTTGTTAAATTCTACGACGTCCTCGGGAAGCTCCCCGGCAAGCTCGGAGAGCCCTTCAGGACGACCTCGGAAACTTTAAAGAAGCTAAGAGAGGAACTTGCGCTTCTCACGAAGGCCTCGGATATAGAGATCGCCAGATCGCAGGAGAAGATTTCGAAGATTATGTCGGAGGGCGAAGGGTCGCTTGTCAAAGGTTACGATAAGGCGAAGGCATCGATTCAGGGTTTCATCGCGACTTTTAAGGGCCTCGGCAAGGAAACGAAGATCGAAGAGATAGCCCAGTCCTTTAACGCGATTGAAGCGATAGGGCAGGGTACGGCAAGAAGTTTGGGCGAATCTTTCAGACACCTTTTTAAGGACGCGTTTAGAGGAGAGCTCGACAGCGCCAAGGACTACTTTATCGAGTTTGGCAACATGATGATTGATGTCTTGGCCGAGGTCTTGGCAAAGATAGTTCTTATTAAGACGATAGGCGCGGTCTTTCCGGGCATGATTCCGTATTTTCATCAAGGAGGCATGGTGAGGCCTGTATACGCCCACTCCGGTTATTTAGCCCATGACGAAGTTCCTATAATCGCTCAAGCGGGCGAAGGGGTTATCTCAAGACGAGGCATGTTTCGGCTTGGGCCGGACGGCTTACGGCGTCTTAATCAAGGCGACGGCGTAGGAGACCAGAATCAGGTTTTTAATATTTATATAGCGGCCAATGACGCGAAGTCTTTTAGGGACATGCTTATGCAGCATCCCGACGTAATGGAGGACGCCATATCGAGCGCCATCGCGAAGAATAGATCTATTCGCAGTACCATAAGGAATAACGTATGAGTACGGAAGTTTTGACATTTACGCCCGAATTCGGACTCAAAGAGGATGTTGAATACTCGACCCTTATATTCGAATCCGATTCCGGCAGGGAGAAGCGCAGATCCAAAAGGTCGCAAGCTATAAGGACGCTCGACTGTTTCCTTGAAAGCGAAAGCGAAGAGGCGATCGATCTAATATGGAACTTCTTTAAGGCGAGAAAAGGCAGGTACGACACTTTCTGGGTGAAGTTCCCGACAAGCTATAAGCTGGAAGGCGAGGCCATCGGCATAGGAAACGGTATCGATACCGTATTTAACCTCGACATTTTCCCGATAGATATGGCCTCTATCAAGGTTTATCTAAATGGCGTACAGGTTACATCGGGTTTTACCGTGACAAACGACTTAACGGGTGAAATCACGAAAATAGAGTTTTCGGTTCCCCCGAGCACTGGCGTAGTAATTACGGCCGATTATGAATACTACGTTCAGGTAAGATTCGAAGAGGACAAACTATCGAGGGAACTCGTAAGCGTAAAGCTCTATAATTCGTCGATAAAATTAAAAGAAGTCTTGTGGAATATTTATGAGGCGCCCTGATGCAGGATTTAAGCGTTCAATTTAAAGAAGAAGCTTCAAAGACGGAAAATCGTCCTATAGAGATCTACGATTTTTATCTGGGGTCTCAAGGGTCCTGCGACGCCGAGACGTATCATTTTACCTCGGACAATAAGAAGACCCGATTCTGGAATCTTGATGGGGTATTAACAGAGTATCTTCCGTTATCTCTTAAACGCTCGGCAATTCCCGCCACGAGTCAACTCGAGATAGAGGCGGTTACGGGAGAGCTTGATAACGTCGACAGGCTCTGGTCGGGCTTCTTGAATACGATCGATTTAAGGGGTAAGCGGGTCGTCATGCGTAAAGTCTTTTTAGATCTATTGACGGATCCCGTCCACGCGAAGGTAATGTTTGACGGCGTAATAAACGCGGTAGCGGAGCTTACCGAGACAAGTGTCAAGATCGAGTGTAAATCAAAGCTTAAATCTTTATCTGTAGAAACTGGCCGAATGCAGCAGCTCTACTGCTCATATATATTCGGGGACGAGTTCTGCTCTTTTAATGTGGCCGGGACAAGGCTAACGGGCCAGATTGTAGGCGCGGGGTCGGGTGCGAGTTTCATTATAGACCCCGCGAGAACCGAGGCCGACGACTATTGGAATGACGGGATACTTTATTTCACATCGGGCCTGAATCTCGGATTAAAGCGCAAGATCGCTGATTTCGTATCGGCGGATCACAAGGTTATTCTTGATTACGCCGTGCCGCATGCGCCGGCCGCGGGCGATACATATTCAATTGAACGGGGTTGTGATAAATCTTTTGACGTATGCAAAAACAGATTCGCAAATCACGCGAATTTCGGGGGATTTAAGCATATTCCGCAGCTTATTAACCCCATGACGAAAGAAGAATGAAAACTCTTGATCGGGATATATTAAACAGGATGGTAGGCATTCCGTGGAAGGAGGACGGCAGATCCTTTGACGGAACGGATTGCGTGGGCCTTATGCAGTTATATTTTAACGCGCAGGGTATGGAAGGGGTGGCACCCAAGGCGGGCGACTACGAATCAAAAGACCCTCAAGAAATCATTGCCAAAATCAGGGAATATAACCACATCATCCCGAAAGAGAAAATAGAACCTGAAGACGTACTCGTATTTAAGATAGATGACGAGCTTCACGTGGGGCTGTATCTGGGATACGGAAGAATGCTTCATGCGACAGAAGGCAAGAAATCAAAGATCTCGCGCCTCACACCCTCGTGGGAGAAATGCTTTCTTTTTGCCATCCGCGAAAAAGACGGACGTATCTATATCCCGCCTGCGGGGCCTCCCGCAATAATTGCGGCCGTCGCCTTTGTGGGAGCCATGGCCTTTGGGCCGTCGCTCGGCATGGCATTCGGTACAACCCTTTTATTCGCCATAGGACTTGCAGTAACGGGATACTCCATGGGACTCGCCATACAATCAAGACAGCAATCGAAATCGGGAGGGCTCGCGGCATCTCCGAGATACCGTTTCGGGGAGCTTCAGACGACCTCAACGAACCAGTATCCGGTGCCTCTACTTTACGGAGAGGCGCGTCTTGCCGGCAATATTGTATTTCAGAATCCTATCATGGGAGGGGAAGACATAGATTTACTCGTCGCTTTATGTCAGGGCGAGATCGAATCTATCGCGGATATAAGAATAAACGGAGAGCCGATAGGAGATCTTCCGGGTTGTTCTTACCACGCTTTTCTGGGTACGCCTACTCAGAATGTCGAGACGGAATCGGGCCTTAATCTTGACGGCGTTCAGTACAGGCATACGGCGATGATTCATCTTCACCTTTCGACGTCTGATAAGCTGAAAGGAGGTCGCCCCAACGTTACCTGCATTGTAAGAGGAAGAAAGGTTTCGACATGGAACGGATCTGTGTGGTCGGCTACAAAATCATACTCCGATAATCCCGCGGCATGCATAAGAGATTATTTGCTTATGAAGATGCAAGTCGGAGGGTGTGGATATTTAGCCGACGATGTGGACGATTTATCCGTCGGAGAGGTTTATGATAGGTGTCTTGAGCTTGTGGCGGATGGCCTTGGGGGTCAAGAGAGGCGATACGCAATGTCATTTTGTATCGACCAGAAGAGGGCCGCGACCGATAACTTGGCGGAGATGCTTGTGGGATTCGCAGGCGCCCTCATAAGGTCGGGCTCGAAACTCAAGCTATTGGTAGCCAAGTCTCAAAGCGTTGTCGCCTCTTTCACCGAGGACGATATAAGGGACCTAAAGGTCATACAAAAAGGACTCGACCAGAAGATTAACCGTTTCGGGATCGAGTATTTCGACCCCGAGCAGGACGACGCGAGGATCCTCGCGTGGGGTCAGGAAGATAAGATCGATCAGGACGAACGGGGCCTTGTCGAACAGACGCTCACGATTCCCTCTATAAACAGGCAGTCTCAGGCTCTTCGATTATCGAACCAGTATTTTTACGAGCTTAAGCTCTGTCCCATAATGATAGAGTTTACGACTTCGCTTAACGCCATAGGGCAGGAGATAGGCGATGTTATAAAGGTTACACATTCTCTTATGGGCTGGACTGACAAGGAATTTATCATCCAGCGGATCGAAGAGGACGAAAAGGACGTATTCAAGTTCACCTGTCAGGAGTATAACGCGTCTATCTATAACGACAGATACGGGGCCACTATCCAAACATTCGACTACGGGACGCCCCCTAATCCTTATAAGCCGGTTTCGGATGTGTCGAATATAGTTTTACAGGAAAGCCCGTATTACTTGCACAGGGACGGCACCGTAGGATCGGATATCCTTGTAAGTTTCAATCCTCCCGCGGACGACTCCAAAATATTCTTAAGCCACTATCAGATGGAGTTAAAGAAAGGATCAGCCGATTATAAGACGATAGGGTTTACTTCCGGCTCCAATTTTACCGTATTCAGCGTGGAGGCGGATACAACGTATCTTGTAAGGATCAAGACGGTTTCGATCAATAGCGTCATATCGGACGGTATTGTTTCGGATCCTCTCACGGTTCTCGGCAAGCTTGCCGCCCCGTCTAATGTCACCGGTTTCGAAATCTATCAGGAGGGTAATCTCCTGAAATTCAGCTGGAACGCCATCTCGGACGCCGATCTCGCGCGCTATGTAATTAAGAAAGGATCCGAGTGGGGCGTAGGACAGACAATAGCCGAACTCATCGATACGACCGAATTCATGTATCCGGTGGGAGAGACGGGCGAGGTTACGTTCATGATTAAGGCTATCGATACCTCGGGTAACGAATCCGCGGCTCCGGGAATAGATACGCTCATGATAGTGCCGCCTCCCGAAATGAACTTTATCAATACGTTCGATCCTTGGAGCGTAAATCACGAATATAAATTATCGAATCTCGCTCTTGTAAAACGTAACGACTATAACTTGGGCTACGTCAGGAACGTCTTCGGCCTTTTAACTCAAGACCTATGGGAAGACAGAGAAGCGGAAGGCAAGACGTGGGAACAGCAGGAGGCGGACCTCGGACTGATACTGGACGAACCTGTAAGGGCATCCGGCTTTTACGAGATGATGAGGTCGATTGATCTTGAGACGATATTCGAATTCAAGATTTTTACGGATGTTCTTTACAGGAATGTCTCGGGAGGAAGTCTTGCCATACAGATTGCCGTAAGCGAGGACGGGGTCAATTTTTCGGCGTTTACCGATATAAACGCCAACGCCACGTATAGGGCCAGATATGTAAAGTTTAAATTTACCCTCTTTGCTACCGACTCGAACAATAACGTCTATTTTTATGCCTGTTCTATATTTATAAACGCTCCTTCAGTGAGAGTGGCTTGGGCCAAGGATGTTGCCATACCTATTGCCGGGAAGACAATGATATTCGGCGCGGGGTTCAGTTTCCCGCCGAGAGTCAATACAGCGATCGTTAACGGCGTAATAGGCATAATCATTTTAAGCAATAAGACAAAAGACCAGATGGACGCGCGGGTTTATGACTTAGCAGGCTCGCCGATCGGGACGGCCGAGATAGACTGGGAAGCGAAGGGATACTAGATGGAAGGATACTGTATCACTTGTCAAAAGATTGTCGCGATGAAGGATGTTAAGGCAAAGACCTTAAAGAATCAAGCCAAAGTCTACGAAGGCAAGTGCGAGGTCTGCGACACCGCAATTTACAAGAAGCGAGGTAATTAATGGAAAGGCATTATTTCGATCATAATCAGCCGCAGGGTTCCATGTCGCTCGTGAACCTGCGAAATTCATTAAGGGCTTTATTTCAGGGCGACATCATGCCGTTACGCCCGAGGGCGAGTTTTATGCTGGATGATATGGAATACGCGACCGATAGTCAGGCTCAAAGCGCATGGTCAGGCGCCGGTTGCGCGGTCACTCATTCCGCAATAAAACAAGAAGGGAATTTCGCTCTTGCTGTTGTTATTGACGCTACCCCCAATCGACAGGTTACGAGGATAAAGGTGTTTAATCTTTCCGCGTTTAAAGAGATTCTTCTCTGGCAGAGATGCTCAGGTGTGTCGCAGGCCTTCAGGTTCTTTTTGGAGGACGGATTGGGTCATGTGAGTTACTGGCTTCTTATGAGTGATGCTACGGCGAATACGTGGAAGCAGGACACTCTTAACCTTTCCGCGCCAGACGGTAATAACGGAACGCCGGCGAACCTTTCCAACATCACGGATTTCGGGTTCTACGAACTTCCGGCAAGTCAGACCTTTATCTTCGATACCATCAAGGCTCGATGCGGGATGAGCGTGGCGATCGATTCATGCGATATAGGAAGTTTCTACAAGCAGGCGTATATAGGGGGCCAGCCGATATCAATGACGGCGAAGTCATCTCCTGTCATTACGGCGCCCTCGGCTAACCCGAGGATTGATATCCTCGTTGTCGATTCCGCGGGGACCTTGGCGTGGATCGTAGGAACGGAGGCGGCGAATCCTGTACCTAACTGGGCAGGGATCCCGTCAGCTCGTATTCCGTTATGTCTTGTCTATTGCAAGACTACCATGGCCAAAGTAGTTGACTATGAGGATAAGGATGCAACTCCCAACGAGGGGTTTATATATAGCGATATTAGGCCTCTTTACTGGGCTGCGGTGAGTAATTTATCGGCTTTATCGGACGTATCGATATCGGGGTTAGCGAATAATCACGCGCTTCGGTATAACTCCGGCACAGGCAAGTGGGAGAATAAGACCCCGCGGGCCGTTTACGCTTAAGGATAAAACATGGCAGATTACGTTTCGGGACCTCCTAAGGATTCGGGCGGTAACCCAGTACCGGTTACATGGACGGACGATCCGCTTGTGCAGGATGTGACGGAGCCTAAGAAGCAGCATCTTGTAGAAATGAGGGCGGCTCTGCAGGCCTTAGACGGACACTATCATGTTTTTAACGGGAACGATTCTCAGTCAGAGCTACCCGATGTGGCAGTGTCGTGGCTTGTGCCGAATGGCAGTATTGTTATCGATGAGACGTTCGTGGCGGCCCAGCACATAAACGAGATCATAGGGTTTATAAAGAACTTTGTCGGACATTACCATTACGTTCCGGGATATGGGAAGAACTCGACAACCTATTCGCCGGCTCTTAGTTTTGAGAATGATCCGGTGGCAACCGATGTCACATGGATCAAGGCATCGGCCCACGAAGAGATAAGGACGTACTTGGAGAATTTGGCAGTCCATACCCATTCGGTATGCTGCGAGTGCGAATGCACTTGTACATGTACCTGCACTTGCACTTGCGCCTGCACGTGCACCTGCGAGTGTCGCTGTTACGGGGAGATGTAA